TCTTCTGTTAATTCAATATCTTCTTTCTTCAATTTGTCATATGCTTTACCCATGTTCTGGATATCTTTGGCATTCTCTTTTGAACCCGATTGGGTTTTCCCTTTCATGTATTCAGATTTTTTTTTATCCAAATATGAACTTAATGTTGATTTTGACAACTCATCAATTTGTTCAACTTCTTCTTTTTCCAGACCAAGTGGATCTTTTGCGTGCTTGACTAAAGTCTTTGCTGCATACTTTACTTCACTATCTTTACCATACATACTTTTCTTCAGACGGTCTAAGTGGTCTTTATCTGAACCACCAGTCAAAGCCTTAAATGCTTTCTTCATCAGACCTTCATCCAACTCTTTTTCAATCAATTTCTTGGCAAAAGGCATATCGTTTAGATGTTCTCTCATTTTCTTCTTTTTACCACGGAGAATGGCAAAATCTTGACCGTCAATTTTACCATTGTGATTAGCATCAATTTTAGTTTGATTACCTTTTAGTTCTTCTTTGACTGGTTCTTTTTCGTCTTTTTGTTTAGAACCACCATAACGTGAACCTTCTTTTTTACCAGCACCACCTGATGGTTTAGGACCAGATTTGACTTTTTCTTTGGCATCTTTAACCATATCGTCCCAACCCTCTTTAAGAAGTTCTTCTTTGACTTCTGTTGGTTGAACTGGTTGTGCAGTTTGTGTTGGTTGTTCACCAAGTACTTTGTTAACCGCATCAATCATTGATTGTGACACTTTAGATTTTGCAAACATATTGTTCTCCGTTTATTTCTTTTTCTTTTTGGTTATATCTGAAACTTTTACTTTAACATCATTTGGTGTAACTAGAGGTTCTTTATTACTACCACCGCCAAGAACGCCACCGACACCCATATCATTTGCTCCTGGGTCATCAATCGCTTCTATGACTTTTCTAAAATTTCTAAATTCTTTTTGTTCTTTATACGTTTGGTCACCTAGACCGGCTGGTAATCCAGAACGTGAACTGAATGTTGGACCAACACCTACACCTTGAGTATTTGATCCAAACATTCTTGAAAACTTCTGCGACTTTACTTTTTCCTTGTCCTTGGAGAAGTTGCTTTCTTTTGGTTTGGGGAGGACTTCGACTTTGGGGCCGTTGTCTTCGCTATAGGCTCTGAAGGTGTAACTGGAGTTGTACTTAACGTCTCCGTCTTTGACACTATCAACTTTTCCGAGTTTTCGCTGGAATTGTTGACCTGGGGCGTTTTCTTGAATATTCCTAAAATTGTTTTTAACATTTTTAATTTCCTTAAATAAAGAACCACTTCTACGATTCAGCCAATCTTCGGCTGTCTCTCCTAAAGTTTCAGAACCCAAAAATTCACTTGTTGATTCGTATACTGAATGGATATCTTCCTCTTTACTATCTAGGTCACCAGTATTATCAAAATAAATGAATGTTTTAAAGGACTCATTGAAATATTTAGTATTTTCTTGTGATTTCATCCACTTGTCATGTCTAACCGATTCCAACATCATTTTAGACAATAATGAGTTTCTCTTTTGACTGGTTTCATTATTGGTTTCAACGAAAATCATCATTGTATCGTAACCAAGTTCTTCCAATTCTTCTTTGATAAAGGCAATTCTATCTCTATCGTCTGCCGGTCCATTAATAATAAGTGGACCACGGTTACGAATACCTTCTCTACGGAGGTCACCAGTCTTCTCCGCCAACTTCTGTTTGTCGTTCAAATAGTCTTGTGCTTGAATGAAATTTAATTCTACAATCTTAGATTCAGCAATAGCTTCACGGATAACAATATCTTTACCAGAACCTGGACCACCAGTTACAAAGATTGCTCTAAACAATCCGTAACTATAAGATTCGTGGATACCCATACCCTTGCGAGTATCGTGCATCAATTCTTTTGCGTGTGTATCAGAAACATGACTTGGAACACCATGTTTAAATTTAGAAACATCATTACTTTTAGCGTGTGCACGCATCTTGGTACCAGACATACCTTCTGTGCCTTCAGCATCAGGGTCACGTTGACCAGCAGAATGGACATGAATCTTTTTAAAATTATACAAGGCACCAGTGTGTGTACCATTAAATTTTTGTAACTTATCTTTCATTTCTTTGACACGGTCGGAGCCAACTACCATATGAAGGTGTGACACACCCTGTTTGTGTAGTTTAGCAGCTTGGTGTAAAAATGAAGGATGTTCTTTATCTGATGACTTAAAATTAGTACCAGGAGAATATCTCTTTAGGTGTTTAATCTTTTGTGTTGCAGATAATGGATTCTTATTCTTATCTTGGCTATGTGAAGTTATAACAGTATGACCAGCACTATGTTTTGCAGCAACTTCTTTGACCTTATCAATTAATTTTAAATGACCGGTCGTGGGCGGATTCATCCGACCATAGGTGAAAACGTGATGTGTACCATCATTATTTTCTTCCTGTACAACTTCTAAAAAGGATTTCATGAATGTCCTAGCGTCTTCTTAAAAGCATTTAAATGTGTATCGTTATCCAAATCAACATGACTTTTGTTTAATCCTTTTGTTCCGGCGGGATGAAAGGCAACAGTTCTCGCACTCTTATTACCTTTTTGTTTTTCTCTTATTCTCCATTTACCTTTACCAGAAATTCTTGGTAAACCATGGCCGGTCGAATCTTTCTCACCGACACGATATGTTCCGTGGCCACCAACTTGCAAAACATGAACGTGATGGTCTTTTAAATAACCTTCAGCTGGATGTAAATTTGGATGTTCTATTTCAGTTGTTTTTGCACGACCAGAAGCTGTTGTCTTTTCATTATGTGGATCTGGATGATGTGTATTCATATGTTTCAATATTCCAGCTTTTTCGATATGGTGCGCATATTCAGGTCTTTTTGCTCTTTGAGAATCTTTGATATGCCAACCTTTTTCTTTTGTATGGTGTATAGTTAACTGTCCCATAGCGGCAGTAACACCATTTTTAGTTTCTCCATTTAGTAAATGACCAGAAACTGTACCGGCATGAAAATGGCTCTTGCTGTGTTTCTTCTTATGTTCAACAGCAAAGTCTGTACCACCAGTTGAACCTGCGCCACTCATCTCCTTTGGCATCAAACCGTGATGTTTCATTCTATCAACAAATTTAGTTTCATAATCATGTCCTTTGTTTGGAGGAGCTTCGCCAGGTTTGTGTAGTTTTGATGCAGGAATTACATGGTGGTTTCCAGTTTCATCTTCTGCATGAACATGAACTTTATCTTTTATATGTTCAACTTTGTGTATTTTTATAGCTGAACCTTTTGGTAAATCGTCATGTTCAGCCGCCAAATTATGTGAGAACTTTCCCGAACCAACATGAGGATCAATATATTTTTTTTGATGTTCAGCTCCAATTGGACCTGAACCGGTAATTTTACCTCGGCCTTCAAGTATCATCCAATGTTTAAAAGAATTTATCATTTCCTCACCTTCAATAGATTCTGTTTGGCAAATTCTGGACGATTAACCAACTTAGTAGGTTGATTATCGTGATGTACAACAAAACCTTCTGGTTTAGATTTCTTGCCGCCAATGTGGTGTTGATAATTACCCTCATGGGTTTCTAATGAATTAACCAAGTGATTCTTAGCTTGTGCTAGATGATGATGCATAGTCAATAAATTACCATAATGTGATTTGTTTTTTTCCACATGAGCAATTTGTTTGGCACCTTCAGATGTCTTTTCGGCTTTGGACTTTTCGGTCTTCACTTTGGCTGCTTGTTTCTCATGTACATCTTTTATGTGTTCTTTGAAACCTTTGACGGAAGGAACTTCATCGTGCCTAACTGTTTTATTGATATAAGTTGAAAGGTGGCCATGTTCACCAGAATGTGATGGATGAATTGAATCATACATTTTGTGGCCATGTGTATCGTGGATTTCTTTAGCGGCCGCCATATGTTTTTGAAATCCTGTTTCATTGGCAGCTGAGTGTTTTACTTTAGAAGTATCGTGTTCTGCACCATGGATATGAACATCTGGATGTTCTTTGAAATTACCATGGTCGACATGAGGTGAAGCACTTTTCATATCAGCACTATACTTACTATGAACCACCACACCAACCTTAGACCTTTTAATCTTGTCTGCTTCTTTACCGTGAGCAGTATAGGTTATTGTATTTGGTGTAAAAGAGACTTTATTTTTTTCTGCTTCAAACAAATATTCTTCTTTTAACACCTTTGTATCAGCATGGTGCATCAAATCACCTTGATATACACCAGTTTTTGGTGATACTTTTGGTAGATGTTTGAGAGCGTGTTTTAGAGCATGAGCAAGACCTGGTGCATGGCCATGGTTCTTATCAATGTCTTTTTCTGTATGGTTAATCTTTGGATTCTTATTGAAGGCAGATTTAGTAGCAACAAAGAATTTACCATTCTTAGGGTGATGACCGAATACAATAGATGGAGAACCATCATACTTCATTGTTAGATTACTACTTTTGGCACCAGATGTCATGTTAGCGTGTGCCTTCATTAACGCAGCATGAGCGTGTTCAAAACCAGCATGGCCGTGCATCAAAGGTCTATCTTCCGCATGGTGGATGTGCTTCAGTTCCGAACCTTCGCCGGATTCTTCTTTTAAGAATGTTGAAAACGATTGCATTAATTTTTCCCTTAGATTGCAACACACTTTGGTTGCCGGTTACTTATTTATACAACATTTAACCTAATATGACCGGACCTTACAAAGATTCGGTTAGATACATAGTGACGAAATTGTTGGCTTTTAAAGTAGGCTGTCTAGCATTTGTTCTGTATTGTACTTAGATACATACCCCAACTGCTGAATTTTAGATATATCCAGAACCATATTTTTGGTTTGGACTTTTTTGTGAAAGTCAACAATATCAATACTGTTGAACTTAGAGGTAGAATTAAGACGAGTTCTCACATATTCCAAAGAATTTCTTAGATATACTTTCTCACCGTTACCTATGTTATAGATTTCACCAGCTGGTGCTCTTTCTATTACCAGATTAATTGCCTGTACAACATCATCAACATGGATGTAATCACGATATAAATCTCCACCATCATATAGGTCAATATCACGGTTTTCTCTAATCTCATTAATCAGATATTGCAAGGCATTCTTTTTCTTAGATACTTTCTTGTCATCTTTACCGAGAACATTACCCAAACGTAAGATTCTCCATTGAATACCAAATGTTTCACAATATGAAATTAACAACTGTTCGGCAGTTCTTTTGGTAATTGAATAGAATCCCTTTGGGTCACAATGTGAGTTCTCTTTGGCGGGTAACTCTACATCACCATAGACGAACCAAGAACTTATAAAGTTGAAACAGACATTCTTATTCTTGCAAGATTCTAAGACCTTTATCAGAGTAGTTAGATTGGTATCTATATCTATGAATGGGTCGGTGTGTACGTTATAATTATCGATGGTCGAAATGAAATATACAATATCAAGTGGATGAGTGTTGTTTGATTTTACTTTATAATCATTTCTTTCATTCGACCATAAAATATTTGGTGTCAGTTCTTCGTATTTTCCACCTACAAAGCCAGAGCCACCAAATACATTAATTAATCGTTCCACTTCTTACATACCTTTTCAATGTAATTTAGAATCTTATCATTCCACAGAGGAGAACATCCAACAAAGAATACATTACTTAATGCCAGATTTGAATTAGGATAATTTTTATAATTATCCAAGTGTTGATAACCAGGATGTATTAAGATGTTGCCACTAAAGTAATTACGAGTTTGAATTTTATTAGTTTCAAAGTGAGCAACTAACTTTTCTTTTACTTCTTGTGATTCACAATAGATTGGCACACCAAACCAAGATGGGTCACCTTTAGGTAAGGCATTAATCACTCTTACCTCTTTGACATTATCTTCAATAAACTTCTGAACTTTGTTTTTATATTCACGGCGTTTCTCATCAATATATTCAAACTTCTTCAATTGTTCAATACCAATAGCACCTTGCAGGTCTAGTGGTTTCAGGTTATAACCCATTGTGGAGAAAACGTATTTGTGGTCAACAACACCATCATAGTTATTCAACCAGGTATCAAATCGATTACCACAAGTACCACACTCCAATAGATTATTAGAACCGATACAGTAACAATCACGGCCCCACCACGACACGGAACGCATGATATTAATCAGACCATCATCATTAGTACAAACCATTCCACCTTCACCTGTAGAGATGTGGTGTGCGGGATAGAATGATGTAGACCAACAATAGTAATAGTCTGTCAACATCTTACCATCATAGTTAGAACCTAGTGAATCACAGTTGTCACCAATCATTAGAATACCGTGTTTCGTACAAATGTCACGTAACACATCCATATCAGGAGGGTTACCAAGAACAGGTGATATAAAGATACCTTTGGTTCGTGGTGTAATCTTTTCTTCAATCTTAGTCAAATCGAAATTGAGAGTATCTAATTCAATATCAATGAATACTGATTTCAAACCATTCTGTTCAATTGGTGCAATTGTTGTCGGAAATCCCACAGGCGACACAATAATCTCATCACCGTTTTGCCATTTTAGATAATGCTTCAATGCAGTAATCATTACCAAGTTAGCGGAACTACCTGAGTTGACCATGTGAGAATTTTTCACTTGAAACTTTTTACTGAACTTCATTTGAAACTGTGCTACTTTTTCACCTGAGGTAATCCATTTACCGTTCAGTAATGTATCCATGGCAGCATACATTTCATTTTCGTCCCACAATTGACCTGAATATTGAACAAATTGTCCTTCTTCATAGTTGTCATAGTTCTTTGCATAAGCAGGCCTATTCTTAGATAGAGCCTGAATCATATCACTATATTCCATTATAGTTCTTTCAAGTTTAAAAATTTATCATTTGGATTGTCTCTTTGTGCCAAAATACGTTTACGTATCTCATCAAAGAAGTTCCACGCCAAAGGTACAAACATCAGTTTATCATCTTCTGTAAAAGATTTCAATACATCTGAACCAACTATACCAATAGAAGAACCTGGAGTATACAGACCTTGTTTCAATGGATTATCATCAATAATCATATCCATTTTTACTTTTGAGAAATTCAACAATGTGTTACCTTTGGCTGGTGCACCATAACCAACAATCTTGTATCCTTGGTCTCTACAATAGTCAACAAACGTGCTGAACGAACTAACCATGTTCAAACATTTACTTTCATATTCCCAATAAGTCTTTGTCTTGTACAAACCAGCAACTGCTTCCATGTCAATTAGATTATTAACAGTAGCTTCGGCAGTTTTATCTGCACTAATAATAAATATATAACTTATGCCATGAATAGGTGTTTTCACCACATCAATCAGATTCAACCCTGCTCTTCTACACAATAACTTCATCGAATGAATGTTATAGAATGAAATGTGTTCGTGATAAATTGTATCAAATTCATTATTCAGAATCATATCTGCTTGAGATGTTTGAATAAAGATTAATCCTGAATGTTCTAAATTCCTTTTACAGTTCTTTAAAAACTCAACTGGATTAGGATTGTGAGCAAAAGCATTCTGACAAACAATGATATCGGCTTTATTTGAATAAGTCTCGTCAAAATATCCACACACAACTTCGTGGTTGGCAGAAGATAAGCTATATAAATTCTCAGCTGGGTCAACGCCATATGTTTTAATACCATGGGCTTTGAATTTATTCAACTGTGAACCATCATTGCAACCAATATCCAACACAGTGAATGGTGTGATTCTACCATACTTTTCAAGGCAGAAATCGGCAAACCAATCCATATATTCAACATAGGTGCTGGTAGTTCCACTCACATACAGGTAGTTCTTATAGATTAAGTCTGGATTAACAGCGTGAGTCAACTGTACGTGATAACAATTTTCACACCTGTGAATTTTTAATGGGTATGAATCTTCGTGGTCATCTTTATTCTTTTTGTAGGAATTAGCCAACGGCTGGTCATTTAAATCAAGTACCGGAACTAATTGATCCGAGTCACAAGCCAAACATCTTTTAATTTCAGTTAAGTCCATTATCTACCTTCATAAAAATTCTTATAGTTGTGAATCATATCATAATGATTCTTCATCTCACTCAAATCAAGATTTGGATTTTCTGGGAAAATATTATGTAATCTTGGATTAACACTATATTTAACACCACACAGGAAGAAATAAACTTGTAGGAAACAATCATTCCATCCTAATTGTGCTTGGTTTTGATGTAGTCTATCAAAATCTTTATCCAGAAATTCAACAAATCTATAAAAATTCTGAATGAATGTTGACGTTTTCATAATTGTTCCTGCACCAACACCATATTGTTTTCTGTCAGGTTTAACACCAGAGATTCTTTCACAAGTGTCTAGTATATCTTGGTTGATATAATTTCCAACAGTAATATCATATGAAGCAACTTCCCAAGTCTCATCAAATTGTATTTCATTCAAACAAATCACATCATCTTCAGAAATAATAAAATGTGTTGTATTCATACAAACAGCAGCCATCATCATTCGTTTGACGAAATTAAATACACGTATTTTATCAAAACCCCAATGAGGCGATGGATAACCTAAATCGAAATCTGCATGAAGATAGTTTACATTATATTTTCTACATATGTCATAGTGTGAACCACCAGCAGCATCACAAGCAACAAAATATGGTGCATTTGGATGATACTTACGAAAAGAGGCAATCGAGGCCTCTAATCCGGATTTATTATCTTTATTCCAATGATATATGCCTAATGAAGCCATTAGTTTCCGCCTTTGATGATTTGATTTATTTGATTAATAATTTCCATCGTAGGTTCTTGTTGTAACAATGGTAGAATTTTATTAATCATTTCGTCTGGCAAATCCCACCACTTCATTTCTAAAAGAGCATCAATAATCTCTTTATCGAAACGAAATTTTATTAATTTTGCTGGATTGCCACCATATATTGCATAAGGTTCAATGTCTTTAAATACATGAGAGTTTGTTGCGACAACAGCACCATGGCCAACAGTAACACCAGACATGACAGTAACAGATTCTCCAAACCAAACATCGGAACCAATATTGATATCTCCTTTAGTTTGAACTTTTGGTAGAATTGCAATGTTGTTAAATATTTCGTTTCTTGGACCTAAATTACCAAATGCATAATTCGTACAAGCTTTAGGATTATGTGCAACACCTTCGGATGGAAAAAATCTACATCCTAATCCTATTCCAGTAAAAGCACCAATGTTGACAGAAGGTCTTGTTGGGTCAGCATAAGAAATAAATTCTCTTACCGTTGTTGTGTAAGTATCAGTTCCATAAGTATATTTGCCTACTGATTTAATCATTTCAACCACCTTTTATTTTCTAGTGTCCATAATGTCATCTCTTTAATACGTTCACTCAGTTTGATTTTAGGTTCCCAACCAAGTGACTTTAATAAACCACCATCTAAGGCATATCGTAAATCGTGGCCAGGTCTACTACCGTGAAAGTCAACCATTTCATAAACCAGTTCTTTACCTTGTGCATCAGCAATCATTTGTGCTAGTGTTAGATTATCTATTTCTTCGGTACCAACAAGATTGAATTTAGGACAATGAGCGTGGCCATAATCACCTGTATGTTTGTAATCTTTAAGTCCTAGAATAAACATTAGTCCTTCTGCCACATCTTTGGCATGAATGTACATACGAGTACCTGCGTGTGTTCTAGTTGGGTCAGCATGAATGAATATCTTTTCACCATCTCTGACACGTTGAATACACATAGGAATAAACTTCTCTGGATGTTGACGTTCACCAAACACATTCATTGTATGTGTAACAACGATTGGCATTTTATATGTGTTTTCATAAGCAACACAAAATTCTTCTGCTGCAGCCTTGGATGCTGAATATGGATTTGTAGAATTATATCTATCATATTCTTTATATGAAACACCAGGAGGTGCCACACCAAATATTTCATCTGTTGAGAAATATACGAATCGTTCCAGATTAGGTAAGTGTTTACGAGCATAGTCAAGCATATTGACTGTACCAACAGTATTGTCTTGTACAAACTCTAATGGAAATTCTATACTTCGGTCTACGTGACTGCCAGCTGCCAAATGTAAAACGATATCAACAGGACCAATGTCTTTGACAATCATTTCATTAAGTTCTGCTTTCAAATCATGGAAAACAATACGTAATCTTTTAGAAACAACTTTTGGGTCGTGGTCTTGTAACATATCATGTAATCGATTTAGATTACCAGATATATCTAATCTATCTAAACAGATAATCTTCCAATCTGTTTCTTTAAGCATCTTGTCAATCACATGGTGAGCAATAAAGCCAGCACCACCTGTAATCAAAACATTTTTACTCATAATTTAACTCCATAATAATTGGCAACTCCGTGTTTGCCATGAAACCCTAAACTCTTACCTAACCACTCTGAATGATAATTATGTTCAATACTGAATCTGTCGGCCAATTGAACCTTAGCAAATTTAATTCCATAATTGTTGATTAGTGTATTTCTATGTATCCTACAAATAATATTGTCTTCGGGAATAAACTTATCTCCAGAGTCATCTTGTACAAAATAAAAATCACTAAACATATAATCTTGGTAATCTTCAGGTAAATTCTTTATTTTCATATCAATAAAGGCATCATATAATTTTCTGGAACGTAAACAGAAACCTCCGTTACCAACAAAACCATTATCCCATCTAGCACCAATATAATCTTGTTCTAAGAATTCATCCGTCCATGCATCAGCATTAACGGCAAAGCCATCAGCGTGAATAATTAAATTATGTTCTTCAACACAAACTTCTGGACATAATTTTAATGTTACGTGACTATAATCATTGTGATATGATGTTATCTTTGGTATAACAATCCAAGTAACTGGTACACCAACATCTTCAGGAAAATCAATATCCGAAAACCAATAAACTCTAGTGATTTTATCTCCTAGAGTTTCTATTGTTCTTTTTAGTGCATCGATTGTAGGTTTATAGTGTAGTGTATCAATACAGGTAATACCTATTGCCATTGTGTACTTTCAAAATCTAACCAATATGTGTTTAATTTACCTTTACCTTGTGTAAGATAAAACGGTAAAGTGTGGACAAGACCACGACTAGAGTTATAGTATATCAGTTCTTCTGGTCCTCTGTCAAGAGCCCATGCAAAATGACTAGTACCAGTATCACCACCAATAAAGATTTCTGCCTCTTGTATGTGGTGAATATTCGTCATAAAATCATGTGAATACTTCCACTTTTTATAATCTGGTCTATTGTGTCTGTCTTTTATACAAATGATTTTTTCATAATCATCATACTGTTCGGTATTGTATTTGTCGATTATATCTTCAAATAGAATATTTGGCCAATTACGATATACATTATATGGAGCATCAAATAATGGAAACACAACAATCTTCTTTTTCATTTCCACTTTGTTTGGTATCTTAACCAAATCACCAGAGATATCTCTAAAGTCCCATAAATTAACTCTACGCCAAGGCAAAGTTTCTTGGCCAGGAAGAATTGTAAAATAGTCTGTTGCGTTTAATAGAAATTGGTAGAAATCTTGGCAATATTTTTCAGAATTTATTCCTGGCCATTCTTGTATAATGTTAAATTTAATTGTTGAATCTTTCCTAGTCTTTCTTAGATACTCAACAACATTAGCAACGCCAATCATGTCACCATTACGTAGAGCGCCACCAAAAGTTCCAGGTTTAATATCAATAATTGTAGTCATATAATTTATTTCCGTCCATAGAAGAAAAATGGTGTACAGAATTTGGTGGCAGTTCTAACATCTCATCATAAGTTGAATAACCATGTAGTTGATGAATTAATCCTTTGTCTCTAATAGAATTAAGCCAAACTCTTTCTAAAGCTTGTACCGGAAGTGCATCGAATCTATGAATCTCATTCATAGAAAGTGTATCTCTAACAAACTGAACATCTCCAAAAAAACACAAGGTACCGATACCAAAATCATCTTGTAGTGTTATGAGTTTTTGGTTTATTGATTCAAATTTTTTAATTAGTTTTGGAAAATCCAAGTTTGGTTGTTGGTCATAACAAAGCTTCAACACATTCTTAAACCCATAACGACTAAGTATATTCAAACCATTGTGTATAGCTGTCATCTCAGCAACTCCATAATTTGGTCTAGTGGGTACACCATCTATTTGCCAACAGTTATCAGAATCGTAAATTGATGAATGACAATAACTCTGTGTTTCTTCATCCAAAATAGAATGTGAGGAAAGACAGATATAATAACCAGTCTCTTTTAAATGCTTCACCAAAGTCCTAAGCATTCTACGTTTCTTTTGTACGACTGAAAAATCTCCGCAACTATGGTGTTCCGGATCATTACCTCCAGTATAAGAAGTAATTAATATTGCGGTGTCCTTTGATACTATATTCATTTCATCATGCCTTCTAAATTATTTGCGTGAATTAAACGAGCATTACGATTCATATAGAAATGTTTTTCGAATACCTTATCAATGTTTTTACCATTATCCCAAGACACATCATCACCAACTCTAAATTCTGGATTCCAGTCTTCTGCTTTCCATACACAATACAAAGGAACATTACATAAGTCAGCCAACATACCGACACCAGTTAAATTGGTAATAAAGGGTTTCTTTAGATTCTTAATGATATAAGCATTTTCTAATATAGGTCTTTCAAAATCAATAAATTCATAATTGTTTAGATGTGACAGTATGTGTGTTTTTCTGCGAGCATCAATATTACCTACAGACCACCTATCACCAACATAATATGTATCTTTGACTTCAATATCAAATTCTGGAGTTTTAATAATGAATTCATCATCAACATCAAACATTATTCCAAAATTATCTTTCATAAAGTTTTCATAACGACAAGTTTCAATTGGTCTATTTGGGTTGTTCTTATCTTCTCTGATAGGCCATGAACTCATTTGCATGATATCACCATACATAAACACCTCATCATCAAACATGACATCTGTGAATAAGTCCTGATACATTAGGAATTCTACAAGTCCTTTAAACTTTCTCATTTCTTTTTTGATAGTTAAAGAATACTTACCATATTCTTTACTGATACCTGACATGACAGGTAGTCCATTTAAAAAGTCGCCAAGGTTGGCAGTTCCATTAAGATATATTCTCATTGTATTTCCTAAAAGCAATAAACCAATCATCGTGTGAGATTGGGTGTAATTCAAATTTATCAGGCTCAATCAATGAAGACATTAACAATAGTGTTTGGTCATCATCAATCAAATCTTTGGATATCAATTCATCAAAGCTTTGATTCATCAATCTTTCTAATTCAGGCCACATCTTTTGACTTGAAACAATACAGGGTCCTGTGATATGCACATCATTATTGGATATAATATTAGTTATCGTATTGCTTGGATTAAAATCTTTAATATTGAAGAAATGTATTTTATCTTTATTAAAAGGATATTCCCATAACTTAACACTGTTTAGTGTAGATGGTTCACGGCAGTATCCAAAATCTAGCCACGCAATCAAATCGGTATCGAATACACCGGCACCAATTGCATGATTAACAAAATGTGATTTAAGGAAATTCACAAGTACATAATCTGATGACCAATACTCTGGATTTTTAACTTGATTTGGATTAATCTTAGCCAAGAATTCTGGATTGTTTTGAACTCTTTTAATCTTTTCACGGTATTCACCAAATTGGTCCTCAAAATCTATCGTGACAACAACTGTTTTGTCCGTTTTATCTTTTCTAATTTCCCAAACTTTTTCGGCCAATTCTTCGGATGTGTAAACAACAATAGTATTATCCAAACTTGCCATATTGGCAAATCTTTCAAAGTACGTATCATTTGTTCTTTGTAGATAGTGTGGTAGTCCTTTTTCTGGAGTCCAATCACCTCGGCCTATATCAAAGAAAGCCGTTACAATACTAATTTCATTCATATTAAACCTTGTATGTAAAGAACTGTGATGGGTCATCCTGTTTGAATTTCTTCTGTACAAATTCTTTCCATTCAGGTACACGGTCATATTGATGTACAATACAGAAAGGTTTACCTAATGAATTAGAAACAATACCATCATAGAATACAGGTTCAAGCTCGGTTAAATTTGGTCTGAAACCATCAATCTTAGATGGGTCAGCAACTGTTCCTGCCTGTACAGCCCAAGCTTCATGTTGTTTTGTGTAATGAATAACATTCTTATATGGTTGAGTTTGAATCAACACATTGTAGACCGCCTGGTCAACGATAGGAATAGGTCTATTGGTTGCATTACTGAAGATGTTGAACACCAAGTCTTTAATATATTCAGACGAACCTGCAAGCACTCCTACGTTGTAGATTTCATTGTCTTTAAATTTGTTATAGATGTAACCGCCATAAGTTTCCATTAAGTTTTGGTTGCCCCATGATTCATCTTTGTAACGAATAGATTCTGCACCTGCCACAAGTTGTTTCATATCTTTAACACCAATATTGTGGTAGTCTAACCATTCAAATGGGTCTGTCTGAAAATAAACATCTTTTACATCTGTTGTAATGACATGGTTATACTTCTGCCAATTCTTGGAGAGATAATCATAGATGGAAAGAAATCTTAAAACGTGTACGGGAATATTGGCTTCTGGCATATCTACCAGTTCAAATCCTTTGTTAGCCAAAATAGATTTGGTTTCGTCTGTTGCATTACCCACACACATAACTCTATGTGCATCAGGCATCACTTCACAAATTGATTCAACCCACGGTTTAAGTTGATTGTAGTTATAGTTGGTGAATCCACCAATAATTAAGTTTTGTTTCGCCATGGTAATTCTCCATTATATTTTTCATTCATAATTCTGTTGCCGTGATGGAAGAATTCTGGTTTAACAGAACCTTCATTACCAGCAACACGATAATTTACTGTATATTGACCTGTACAATTATAGTCAGAGAATGCTTGAGACAATACATTGAACCAAACTCTATCTTGTCCCCAACCACCATGCCATACAGACGCTAATCTTATCGCATGGTCAGTCCTAAGGCAATAACAATTAGTATCTATATGACTATAATCACCGGAAAATACTGGCCATTTACCTAAAGATTCACAATTGTCTTGGCATAGAAAGTTACCATCTTTGTCTGTTATATTACGTAATGAATAAGACCAATCTAGGTTATTTTTCTCAATAGTTTCAATACATGATTGTACATGGTTTGGTTCTAACCAACAATCTTGGTCCAGATATAAAACATATTTGGTATCAATTAGATGTGTGAAAGCGGCATAGACACGGTGGCCATAAAATCCATTGGCACCAACATTCAAAGGCAAATAACATTTTTCTATATTCTTACCAGGAAAAGAATCAACAATATTCCTTGTCCTAGAATGGTTTTGTAAACCATCGGAAATAATATAACATTTTGTTTCATAGGTTTGTTCAAGTACACTCTGAACAGCCTTTCTCAACTCCGGAGAACCAGTAGTTGGTATAATCACAGTAGCAGACATTACCACTCCCAAAATAACTGATAGCCATTTTGTTTTATTGGTCGACCAGATTTATTCATATAATCAAAAATAAATTGGCCTTTACCAGATAGAACCTGTTGGCCATCTTTATATTCAATCCAATTATCATCAACACCGATTAGTGCACCCTTTTGCAATGAAGGACTAATTGTCAGCAATTCATACATATGGTGTAGAGCACTCATGTAGACAACCTGAGGTTCATCTCTTGGTGCATCAAAACTATCCAAATAGAGAAAATCAATTTTCTTATTTTGTTCCAATAGTACTTCATTCAATTGTTTTAATTTTGTAACACTATCACCCAAAGTAACAGAACTACGGAGACTCGTCATTCTACTTCTGGAATATTCTACTGATTCTTCAGCAAGGTCTACTGTCCAAAAAGTTCCACCATATTCATTAATGTACTTATCAAACAGTAAACTACTTTGGCCATCACCTTCATAATTATCTAGTTGTCTAGCACAACCAGTTTCGACAATTAAAGGGTCTTGTTTAAGTTTTAAATATTTAAAAATATAATCAAATCCAGGTTGTCTATGTCCTAGTCTGCTTCTCACATCATCATAAAATTTCATAATTACTTTCCTCTAGTTAGTTTCAATATATTTTCTATTTGTTTCTCTATTACTGGTTTACGATTAGGCCAATATATATATTCTTTGTCTCCAGTAGAATATAGTTTGGTGAGAAATGGTATAATCATCTTCTCTAATTCCAATAGTTGACTTCTGTAATTGCTAGCAGTTAATGAAGATGCTTCATATTCCGCATCTTTGGCTGCATTCGTAATGACCGCTTTATATTCTTCCTCAGATACAGCAGAAAAACCAAAGTCATCAACGCCATCGAACTCTTTGGATAGTTTATCAAAATCTATTAGTGCCATTTTATCTAAAACCTGCACATTCTTTTTTCATTAAATCTTTAAACTCTTTACTAATCGTACCGGTAAAAGAAGGTTGTGCACTAAAATCTCCTTTGTATCTCAATACTAAATTCAAAATGGTCAAATTTCCTTTATCTAGAGTCATTGCTACTCCAGCCGAATCACTATTTTCTTTTTTAACTTCATCAACTGAAACTTTAAATTGAGCATTTTTATATTTATTTTCTATTCTTTTAAGTCCACATAAAGTAGTACCTAAAGGTATAAGAGATCCTTGACTTAAAGTAACTGATTTTTTTGTTACGTTTCCAACACCAGTAACTAAGGCAAAATCGAAATTATATTTTTGTAATGTTTCTGCATCCATATATTCAAATAAATTTGTTTTTAATATGATATCAATTAATCCATCAGCAAATAATTGTGAATTTTGATTCATTATTGTCACAAACTTTTGCCATAAAGGAGAATTTTTATCCTGTAATTGTTTGTTCACCCATTGACGCATGGATGTAGGACCGGTACTTTGCTCTGACTTATATCCATCTCGATTCTTTGCGGATCCTTTGGTATTGATATATCTTCGTTCAAATAAATCTTTATCTTTTTTCTTACTCACATATAATTCATTTCTTCCGGCTTCACTTTCGGAGAATTTTTTCCATGCTTTTTGGTCTACTATTTTTTTACCATTAGTGTCATTAATATCTGTATAATTAATATAACCTTCGTTTACAGCTTTTATAACTAAATCAATAAGGAAATTTATTCTTGTTTTTTCTAGTTGTTCATTTAATTCTTTAAAATCATCACTTAATAATAATGTATTAAATGCTTTATTAATTAAAGTTGGATCATCTGCGTTCACGGCTTTCTTCTTTTTTAAAGAAATACCAAAAAAAGTTTTTCCATCTTCAGACACCATTATATCAGAAGAGTTATAATCGGCCATGCCTGCTGCGTTTATTTTAAACTTAATAATTTCTTTTGGCCAGGTTCCACCAGTCATATAGATTTTAACATTTTCTGTTACTCTAAACCTGTTTTTAGCCATAAAAATTTTAATTTCTTTTGCTGCAGAAATTCCCACTAAAAAATCTTGCATTATTTTTATATTTTCGGTCGAGTATGTGTCGCCTTTTTGTAATTTTAATTTTTCAATAACTTCAGTTTTAACTGATTTATTTCCAAAAACAATATTTTCGGTAGTTTTTATTTTTTTAAGAGCTTGTTCAGAAAATTTCTTCAACATCAAAAAATCCGTAGTTGCAATTTTATAGTCTTTATTATTAAATAGTAAAGCAGCCGCAGTAGTGAGTTCGGATAATTCCATTTTTTACCTAATAATCTCTATGTGTTTTCCTGAAGTCCAAACTTCTAGTTCGGTACGCAATCTACCCTCAGATTTGAGAGTTTCGTACCTATTTATAGCTTTATTTTTCCACCATGTAACAATATTCTGTAGTTCATGTTTATGGTAATTTTCTCCTGGTAAAAGTGTATCGGTTTTACAACCCATATACTCTACTGTATTTTTAAATCCGTAATCAGAAACATAATATCTTTTCTTTTCTGTCAACCCTTTAGCGTTCTCAATCGTTAGCTGGAATGCCTCCCCTTCAGATGTTCCTTTTAAGGATGCTTTAGTCAAAGCAATAATCTTGGTAAAGGTTCTAAGTTTTCTAGAAGTGGTAGATTCATCACCACCCAATAAATCACCAACTTTACCTTCCACATAGTCTTTTAATTCAATATATCTTGAACCGTGCATCATTGGTACCATATCGGATTCGGTCAGACCTTTAAAACGAATGTAGGGTTTCATACCATCATACTGCGATACTTGTTTAGTTGAACCATACAAACTGGTTGTCTCAAACAAACAAAGATTCATACCATATTTCTTATTACAGATTTCTCTTACTGTATGACTGGTACAAATAGCAGATAGAAGTTTACCACCAAGATAATTAAAACCAAATGGCTGTGATGGTACAATTACGAATCCCATGATAGTAGACTCATTGAATCGTTTAGATGTATCAGGATTCTGAATCCAGACCTGTCCAAGCAATTCATTTCTTGGTTTCATATAGATTACTGGTGAACCCAAACGAATGAATCCTAGAATCTTTCCTGTGTTCTTTTCTTTGACTGCCAGCTGAATGTTTCTTCCGACTGGTGCCTTATTGACATGAGAACTGGTGATGGCAAGTAATGTTTCCCATGTATCATTTGGTATCTCACACACTTCAATATCCATATCATTTGGGTGCATAGAAAAATCTGAAAACAAATCGTCTTCAGGTGGAAACAATGATGATGGAAGTTGAGCAACAGACTTCAACTTTTCATCTCTCATGTATTGTTCAATGTCACCAAAGTTGGCAAAGTAATCATTAAATGCCTTGGCACAATACAAGGCATCTTCTCTAGTTAAAATCATATTCTAAATTTTTCCAATACTTGGTTAGCCAAATCAAAATTGTTAATTGGTGGTTCTTCATTAATAGAAACCATAGACACACTAAATCCTAAGTCTGACCTCGGATCATATCTCAATATAACCTGGTGCGTTTTTGGATTCCATTCGCCATGAAATTTAATATTTACATTTTTTATTTTATTGAGCATCATACTTTAAATCCTTCAAATTTCTTCTTAACTGTTTCACGATTACCAAATGTGTTTAATGGTTTATCGTGGCCTGCATCAGCAAGACCCGTTTGTGCTGATTGTTCAATATCAAATAATTTCATTTTAGAACGGTCAATACCAACAGTAAATCTCTTATAATATGTTGGGTCATTGTAACGATTCTTTAATTGTTTAACCATAATTTGTCCGAGTTCTTCTAGTTCTTCAGAAGAAATCAAAGCAAACATTAAGTCGGCGGTAGCAGGCAACCCAAACGATTCACTCGTATCTTCCAAACCAGGATCAGACGAAGTGAATCCGCTGCGGGTAGTTTGAGTCGCAGATACAATAGGAACATTATGTTCAACCGCAAGACCTCTAAGTTCTTCTGCGATAGACTTGACATAGGTGTAAGAGTTAATATTTGCACCAGCCTTAATACGAGAAGAACAACAGATATTAAGATAATCCACAAAGATAATATCAGGAATGAAAGACCTTTTGAGATTAAGTTCATTGAGTAAAGTCCTAAAATGAGTTGTGGATGCTGAAGCTGTTGGATATTCTTTGATGATTAGTTTGCCTGTGGTCTTTTCACGGACTCTAGCAACCTTTTTATCATACATATCTTTCGGTAATTCAATCAAATCATCCAATGTAACATTAAGGAGATTTGCATCAATACGTTCTGCAATTTTTTCTTCAGCCATTTCAAGTGTGATGTACAAGACATTCTTACCTTGTACCATAGCGCCAGCGGCAACGTGACACATAAAAAGAGACTTACCGACACCAGTGCCAGCAAGAGCAATGTTAAGGGTCTTAGCAGGTAGTCCGCCTTTTGTAATCTTGTTAAAGTATTCCAAGTCAAAGGGGATTCGTTCTTCTTTTCTGTGATAGAATTCATATCGTTCATCAGAGTTCTCCAAATAATCGTGACCAACAGTTGTATCGAAGCTTACCGCCAAGGCGTCCGAAAGTATCTTGGGAATCGCACCTTTCTCATTCTGCTTGTCTTTTCCGTCAAGTATAGAAATGGACCCCAGTACTGCATTGTAAATCGCTTTTTCTTGGCAAAACTTTTCGGTTTTATCAACAAGCCATTGTATCTCGGTACTTGTTTCCTTATTAGATTCAATCTCTTTGAGATAAGTTTGGCACTTCTCCACTTCGTCATCTGTAAGAGAATTCCTCTCTTTGACGGCAATACCGATTGCTTCAATCGCCGGTGTAGTATTGTAAGTTTCTGTGAATGATGTAATTTCATTGAATATTGTTTTTTCAGTTCTATCTGAGAAATATTCTGGTTTCAAAAAAGGTAATACTTTTCTCAAGTATTCTTCATTATAGACCAAATTCTTTAGTATCGCTTGTTCCAGTTTCATCAGCCACTTCCTGTTCAATATTACTACCCATAATTTCGACAAGTAAATCACCTAGGTAATTCTTAAACTTCTCATCTTTTTCCAATTTCTTGGGCTTATCTACAGGAGATTCTAACACATCATAAGCAAAAAGTAAATAGACCTGGTCATTCTTTTCTTCAAACTTTACCTTACCATATTTAAATATGGTATCTTTATATGGTCCATCCAAAAACCTAATGTGTACCGATGTACCATCATTCTTTGGATAGATAAAACAATAATCTACGCCTTCAATCATTCCATTTCTCCGTTTGTTCAAAAGATTGTTCCTGTATTGTCTTTTCACCAGTTACTTTTCGTGGTGAAGAACACATAGGACAATTTGATACACCACAATCTAGTGCGTGATGTTTAACTAACTTATGTGGTTCTTTAATTTCCACACCATGCGTTTTGGCAATCTTAGTTTGTTTCTTAATTATGTTTTCTGTTTTCAGAATTCGTTTCGAATGCTTGATTCTACTTTCTTCATCACTCATCATTCAACTCCGTTGGTTGTTTCTACCTCAAATGTTTCATGTATATCACTCGACATAATATTACCAGAAGCAACACGATATTTGTTCTCAACAAAATCTTGGAATGATTTGTCTTTGATGATAGGCATCCAGAATTCTTTTGTATCAGTATCTTTAATACGATATTTCTTTTCTTCTATAACCCCTGTCTCGGTATCAACTTTGCTGTACCACCCATTCGTTGGTTTGACAACGTGTTTGGACTCAAGTGCAAGGTCAAGTAAACCAGACCACTTAGAAATACCACCATCAAAAGAAACAGTAACAGGGATTTTCGATTTTTCTTTGACATATCTAGATTTCTCCACGTTGATAATGAAATTATAACCGATAACATCGGTGCCTTCTTTTTCTTGCTGACGGCCAATAATGAAGATATTATCAGCAGAGTAATAAGAACCTGTACCACCACCAACAATTGCTTTAGGGAACATACCAATTTCCATGTATGTATGATTTACAACAACCATTGGAATATCTTTTAATGACAAGTGTGGTGTTACCATACGGAACAAACTCTTAACTTGTTTTGCTCTGGACATATCAGCAACCGATTTACCATCAAGTGCATCATCAACTTCTTTCTTGGATGCCAAGTTACCAATTGAATCAATGACGATAATTAATTTATCACCACGTTCAAGATTGGTCAACTGTGACATGATATCAAATTTTAATTGCTCAATATCAGTAAGGGGAGTATGCAAAACACGATTAGTGTCAATACCGAAACTGTCAAAGTAGGATTGTGGTGTACCAAACTCAGAATCATAGAATAGAAGCGCTGCATCAGGATATTTGTCCATATAAGATTTGGCCATCAATAATGAAAATGCTGTCTTAAAATGCTTGGATGGACCAGCCCACATTGTAAGACCTGGAGTTAGACCACCATCCAACTTACCAGAAAGTGCCACGTTAATAATTGGCACAGCGGTTTGAATCATATCTTTGTTGTTAAAGAATTTTGATTTCGAAAGAATAGCCGAATCTTTAATCGAACTATTCTTTTTAATTTTGTCAAGTATACTCATTTATTTTCCTTCTCTTTAAACGCAAATGGTTCATTATAATCGTACTTAGGCTGTAATTTTTTAACAGGAGGAATTTTTATTTCCTCATGGTGTTCTGCGTGCAGACCAGGTATTAATTCTTCTCTCCTAATTTGTATTCCTGGTGATTGGCCAAGTGGAGGAATTGTTTCACCATTAACATCATCAATCACAATAGGTTGTGGTTCTTCTATCTTTGTAATATTCTCAGCAGCAACTTCTACTGTATCTTCTTTTTTCTTCCATTTAGCCATATGTTGTTTGAATTCTTCAGTCAACTGCGGACCAGTATCTTCTTCAACGACAACTTCAGGTACAACAACTTTCACTTCTTGTGTTACAATAACAGGTTCAGCAACA